GAAGAACTACCCTTCTACAAAGGCTCAGAGTCACAAAAGAAAGACTTACTGAAACTTGCAGTAGCTTGGGGGTATAAAAATAATATTATTATCCGTAGAACTTACGTAGATGATATTGAATTTTTATCAGGTGAATCATTAAAAGAAACTGATATTAATAAACTTCAAGTAGCTTACAGTAATGATATTACTGAGGGCTTTGAGCTTAACACTACTGACTTCGGACAGTTACATAAGCTAACAGGTGCTAAGGATATGCATTACACAGCACACACCTTCATAGGTAATTATCGCTCAGGTGATAAAGCAATCCCAGGATTTGATTTACTAATCCTAGATATTGATGGTGGGTGTAGTTTAAAAAGTGCTAAAGAACTCTTAAGTGATTTCAGATGTTTATTTGCAACAACTAAGCGACATACAACTGAGCATAATAGATTTCGTGTCATATTACCTATGTCACACTATCTTAAACTAACACCTAAAGAGTATTCTAAGTTTATGGAGAATGTATTTAACTGGTTACCTTTTGATTGTGACACAGCAACTAAAGACATTGCACGTAAGTGGATGTCATACGATAAAAGTCAACATCATTACAATGATGGTGAACTTATTGATGCAACATTATTTATTCCTCAAACTAAAAAAGCTAGAGAACAAGAACAAAAAATTCTTGATGCTCAAGGCATGAATAATATGGAACGTTGGTTCTCAGGAAAAATTGAAATTGGTAACAGAGCTACAATGCTTGTACGTTATGGGTTTATGTTGATGGATAATGGTTATCCTGAAGATGCTATCAGAAACATGTTAGTAGCTTTTAATGATCAAATTAAAGACCCTATTAGTCCTGAAGAAATTCATTCTAAGATAATGCCATCAATTCAGAAAAAAATCATACAAAAGGAGATTGAATAATGAACAATAATTTAGTATTGTTATGCGGTAAATCCGCAACAGGTAAATCAGCTAGTCTAGTTGATATTAAAAACCCAGAAGGAGTAATGTACTTGAACTGTGAAAACAACAAGAAGTTACCTTTCAAATCTAAGTTCCAAGAATACACAATTACTGACCCTACAGACGTACCTGATGCTATTAACTCAGTACAAGACAACGATAAGATTCATACTATCGTTATTGACAGTCTCACATACCTAATGGATATGTTTGAGAGTACTAAAGTCTTAACTTCATCTAACACAATGAAAGCTTGGGGTAGTTATGCACAGTTCCTAAAGAACTTAATGGCACAGAATGTAGCCAACTCTAATAAGAACATCATCTTCATTGCTCATACGTCTGACGTATTCAATGAAGCAGAGATGGTAAATGAGACTATGGTTAAAGTTAAAGGCTCTTTAATGAACACAGGAGTTGAAAGCTTCTTCAGTACTGTTATTGCGTGTAAAAAACTACCACTTAAGAACATCGAAACTTCAAAATCTAAGATGCTCAATATTAACGAAGAAGAGGAGTTATTAGGTTTTAAATATGTCTATCAGACTAGACTAACTAAAGACACTGTAAACGAGCGTATTCGAAGCCCTATGCGTATGTGGGACATCAAGGAAACATTCATTGATAATAATCTACAACATGTATTAGATAAGTTACATGATTACTACGATGCGTAAGCTAAATAAGAAGCAAAAACAGTTACTAAATAGGTATGACACTTTGCAACATGAAAGTGAATTACCACCCGATGTACTGAATGCAGTTATTAAATTAAACGACTATGATGAAGTGTATATGGATGTGACAAGGTATTTATATGATACTTATGTACAACTACGCGGTACACCATTCAGGGAATACCCGTGAAGGGGTGTAGGTGTTTCTGCGTTGCGCACGGTTTAACCTTTAGCGGGAGGGCTATAAACTAAACCAATTGCCGAGTCATTTTTCGGTAGTTTTTACGACTCTATAACTAAAAGCTACCACCTAATTTATGGAGGAGATATGAGTACAAAATTAATGTTATTAAAAGACTTAGTAGAAAAGTCATGTAAGAATACCCCTAAGCTAAAGTGTGAACTTATAGCTGTAGTGGGTAAAGATGGTCACAGGATTGAATTTCCTGCTGACATTGAAGTAGTAATCAAATGTGAGAGCAAATAATGAAACAATTAGCTAAAACAAATAAATATAAAGTTAAAAAGCAAATATTCTTTAACTGGTATTTTAAAAATCAATCTAAAGAGCAAATATCAGCATTCTTGTCACCTTACCTATTAAACATAGCTAAGAAAGATGCAAAGTTTTCAATTAATGACTTACTTAAAGCAGCAGATTCAATACCATCTACTCTAATTGATGGTGAATGGTTAGGCACACCTAATGCTCTAATTAAACATACAAAAATTCAGTTGATTAAATAATTATGAAAAAACAAGCATTAGAAAACATTGCTCAAATTTGGCGTAAAAAACAAATACTTGATAATGAAATTAATAGCGTACTTGGGGGGTATAACTTAACGAGCACAGCTAAAGATATATATGTGTATATTGCAGCTGAAAAAGCTTGTATTGCTCACATAGTACATCATAGCTATTTTAAAAATAAATCATTTTCAACCATTAAACGTGCAGTTTTAGAGCTGAAACAAAATAATCTAATTACATCAATACAAGATTCATTTGACCAACGTGTTATGTGGTTAGTAATAAATGAGGATAAATAATGGATGCATTTGAATTATTACTAGGCTTAGGTATTCTATACCAAGCATTGTTACTATATATGTACTTAGGGGACTAATTATGGCAGCTAATACTAATAGAGTAGTCACACAATACACACTATCAGATGGTTCTTCTATAACAGCTATGCAGCTAGCAGACAAGGTAGGTATATCTACATCAGCTGCTAGATATAGATTAGCTAAGTCAGCAAATGTGGATAAGCTTTTTAAAAACAAAAATCATCTGTCACCTAACAAAGGTAAATACAAAATATACCACTTAGATGATGGCACAACGTGGACAGTAAAAGAATTAGTTTCTGAATTAGGAGTATCTCTATCATGTGCTAGTAATAGACTATGTTCTAGTAGTAAAGCTGCGTATGTACTACAACCTAAGCGGATATTTGATAGTCCTTTAAAGGCTAAAATAACAAAAAGGGTACAGAACAGTATGTTCTTTGACCCACTAGGTCACTGGGCGTTAATTAATAAAAATTTATAAATTCCTAACCTAATCGTAGTTTTTATTACCTTTTGTAAACAAGGTTTCAAGTAGTTGATTAGGTTAGTGTGTTATGTTGCTACTTGAATGGGTTTACCTTAGCGTATAGGAGGATAGTGGCTAAGCATGCAACAACACCTTCAATGTAGATTAATCCCTGTTTCGTGTTTTGTAACTTTTGTACATGAACTCCTTGATTAAGTCTGCATCGGTTAAGCTACGCAACAGTTAGTCCTCTGATTACAGTCAGAGGCAACAGATTAAATAACAGGGGATAACATGAGCAACTTGCCAGAATTACCAGAGGAATACTGGGACAAAGTAGCTAGACACTCAAAGATATTAAACAAACTACGTAAACTTAAACAGGAAGAAGAAAATGCAAAGCAAATTCTGTTGGCCAGACGGTCAAGGTAAGCAGTACTGTATTAGTGCTGACCAAATGTTTAACGAAGATGTTGGTATTTATCTTGCAGATGTATGGGAAGAAGAGTATCCTATCACATATTGTAAAACAAAATTAAAAATTCTTGAGGAAAATCTAAACGATGAAAGTAACGTTTCATGTACAACCAGTACCGGCAAGTAGGCCTTGTGTATCAAGATTTTCAACCTATTATAAAGGCCCCTATAAAAAATACATGGATGCTATGAAAATAGCTGTTAGTGATATACATGTTGTACCTATTGAAGGTAACGTATACGCTAAAGTAGACTTCTTTGTGCCAATGGCACCTTCATGGCTTAAGTCTAAAAAAGAGGAGAAACTGGGCAAGTTTTGTGATAACAATAAAGATATCGATAATTACTGTAAAGCTATATTAGATTCGCTGAATGGTATATGTTATGTAGATGATAGCCAAGTTGTAATGATAAGAGCACGTAAGTATTGGACCGATTCAGATAATGGACATACTGCTTGTGAATTCACACCCATACAGGAATAACATTATGTCAGAATTAACAAAAGAAGAATTATGCACAGCCCTAGCTGAAGACTATGCAGATAGATCTGCTAAAGGTGGTGCAAATTACGATGCGTCCTATAAACACTATTTAACCAGATGCTTAGCTCGTAAAACGGTAGACCTAATGAAACAATATAAAGTCCAAGGCTTAAATAGCTCAGGCTTTATATTTTAATGAAGTGTGCAGATATTTTATAAACATCTTGGGAGGGTTTACTCTTGAGGAGAGTATATCTGCACAGCGCAAGTTTAACACAAAATTTATTTGTATTTTACTTTTAACTCTTAGGAGCATAAAAGCAAAGTTGACTAGCTGGACACTAGAGAAAATGTCCCCAAATTAGTATGATAGAGTGATGACCTTACACCTTAAGAGGGTGTGTGAGCTAAGTACAACCTTAGCGGAGCAGAGCTTTTGGCAAACAAAGACACCCAAGCTAATCAAGTTGAGCACTTGTAAAAATGCTCACCTAATTAAATAAATAGCCTGGGAGGTATCATGAAACAACACAAACACGCTAGAATAATACACGCTTGGGCAGAGGGGTACACGATTCAACACAAGGTACACCTATGTTGTGAACACCCTGATACTGCTGACTGGGAAGATTGTACTGTCACACCAGGTTGGTATGAAGACAGAGAGTATCGTATTAAACCAGTAAAGCTTACTAAGTAAGCACTGGGTTCTCCGAACCCTTCCACAAACATTTACATCTTTACAGGACGTTACTACCTGTATGGATTTTTATTTTTAGTAACAATACAAAAAAGGATATTAAATTATGAGTAATTTAAGTATGCAAGAAGACGTTAAAGTCGAAGAGTTATCAACAGGTGGTGGTTCATTTCTATGGGATACAGGTATTTATGACTGTGTAGTAGACATGGCCTACTTTGACAAATCTAAAGGTGGAGCACGTTCATTAAATTTAACACTATTAAATGATGCAGGTAAAAAACTTAAACAGACATTTTATGTAACTAACCGTAAAGGTGAAGTAACTTACATGAACGCTAAAGGTGAGAAGCATTATCTTCCAGGATACAGTGTAAGTAATAACTTAGCTGTTACAGCAACTGAAACTGACATTGGTGCAGTAGATGACGCTACTGAAGAAAAGATGGTTAATGTGTATGACTTCACTAAGAAGAAAGAAGTACCTACTGCTAAAGATGTAGCTGTACAACTACTTGGTAAAAAAGTTAAAGCTGCTATCTTTAAGCAAGTAGTTAACAAACGTGCTGATGATGGTACGGGTACTTGGGTTGATACTGCAGAAACTAAAGAAGAAAATGAGATTAAAGATTTCTACTTCGCAGACTCAGGTCTAACAGTTGCTGAAAAAACTAAAGGTATTGAAGAAGCTGTCATGTCAGTTAAATGGGCTGAGCGCAATACTGGTAAAGTTATTAACCGTGCTAAAGAAGTTGCAGGTGGTTCTACCGCTACTGCTGCTAAGCCGGCTGGTAAGAAGTTGTTTAACTAAGGAGCTAGCATGGACATTAAACTAAATAATAATGACATTCATGCTGCTATCAGAGGCTTTCTACAAGAACGTAATATTGTAGATAGCTATACTGATTTAAATATTTCATTCTCAGTATCTAGAGGAGCTAATGCCGGTGCAACAGCCGAGGTTACGATTCTAGAGACTAAAGATGAAGTAGTTGAGTCAGAGGTAGTAACAGATAAAAAATTACCTAAAACAGGCCTATTTAACGATACAGCTGATGTTTAAACAACTTAAAGTAATACTATCTACTATGGGTATCTCAGCAATTATTATTGCTGTAATGATATTATCCGTAGTAGCAGTACCTTTTGTACTTGGTATCAGTATTATGCTCGGAGTATATGTTGTACTCCGAATACTTAATGAAGACGTAGACTAAAGGCTAGCACCTGACATTATCTCTAATCCAGATGGTATCACTAATTCATTAGCAAACATTTCTACATCACCTACCATAGGGAATAAGTTACCCGTTAACACACTAGAGTTGAATATACTTTCAATTCCTATCATTTGATTTCCTAAAAGTAACAATGCTACATTTACTGGCTTATCTTTAACTAACTTAAGTGCTGGTCGTTGTATACGAATCCAGTATTTAATAAAAAATAAGAAACCATGGTCATTACCATATTGTATGTATTTGTTTAATGGACGGTCATAGCTAACGAACATATCAACCATGCTCTTATAAGCAGTTTCTTCGTCAAGTTTAAGCACTTCAGTGTCATACTTATATAAAGTATATCTCGCTACAAAATCACTAATCTGAGTAAGGTGCATTAAAAACTTAAATGTTGATGTTTTTTCGCCCATGTATAGTTGATTTACAACCTCTGATGGGGCACCCTTAAATTTACTTAATACTTTAGAGTTACTAATCTTACCTTGCAGTTTACGTCTATACGTGAACTCATTTTGATTGATATCTTCTGTAATTGAGTTAAATAACCCCATATCCATAAACTTAGCTACTTTATTATTATTCATTCTGAATATTAATTTAGCACGCTTACGTTCTAATTGAGCTACTTGATTATGTGTAGGATTTCCTAAAATCTTTAGGTCAATTAAACGCAATGACTCTGCATCATTTTGATACATGTGTAATTCACGTACACCTTCTGACCAAGTTTTATTTATATATCCGATAGGTACACCATGTAAGAAAGATGATACATAGTTACTTATAATATTCACAGCTGGAACAATAGGTATTCTAATAATAATAGTTTCTTTAACAAATGCAACAACTTCTCTAACAACTTTTTCAAACACCTTAGCTCTACGTTCAGCTACTGGGTGCTTCTTAAATACACTCAATGTAGATACTGATGGTAATTGGTAACCAAAAACTTCATCTAAAAGTGACATATCTACAAAGAACTGTTTACTCTTAGTCTTTTTATCATATGTTGCACGTCTAGTTATTTCATAACGGGTATGTGCAGGTAATACATTAAAGTACTCATCTCTATTTTTATTACCTAATATATTGATAAAGCGTTTAGGGTTATCTTTGTAATGTTTCTTTGAATATTTATGAAGTTCTGTGATAACTTTAATATTCATATCTTTAGAAGCTAACTTGTCTTCTAAATTTGAGAACATTGTTGCCAACACCTCATCAAATTGAAGATTTTGATTTAAGTGTTTCTCAACCATGTTATGCTTCATGTGTATAGAGTAATCCGTGATATTACCCCAAGCATCAATGATAGGCATCATTGTATTTTCATGATTAGAACTATTCATGTATTTTTTTTGTTCAGCCATAAAGTTTTGAAAAACTTCTTGAACAAATACTGGCTTAACGTCCCTACGAATAATTTCCATTAACGACATACCACTTGAATGATTTGCTGTTACTGATAAAGAGCCTTTAACTCTTGGTAAATCTGGGTCATTTTTTCTAATGTAGATACCATAAGCAGTAGTCTGTAATCCTGCTATAGGCTTAAGTTTAGAAATAAGTGTAAATCCATCAGTGCGTAGTCTACTAATAGTTTCTTTATCTGTTGGTGCAAATTCAAATGATATACCAGAATCAACCACAGTAGCAATATAACCTTGTGTCATTTGAGCAGCTGTATTATCAAAACCTTCAACTAAAGAACGATGTTTGAATGCTGTATGCATATTAACTACATTGATAATACCATTATCTAAAGTATCCGCTGCAAACTCTTGTTTTGCAATATCTGCAACAGCTTTTTTAGTAGTATCCGTTGTGCCTTGTATTGCAAGTAACGTGACATAAATCTTTAGATTATCTACAACAATCTGGTCAACTTTATCATTCGAGTTTCTACTAGGGTCTTTAATGTAGATTAATTCAGGATTTTTAAACTGATTAATATTATCATTATTACCCGTTAACATAAAGTCAACTAATGCGTGTGTTTGAGTAGTGTAATGCTGATTACTAGGCATACCCAATAAACCAGCGTACTTGGCAATTTCAGTAGATAAAGCTTTATCATCACTGAAGAAAGCTAATGCGTCTTGTAAAGAAAAAGCTTTTAGTGCTATTAAGTCTGAAAAGCTAGTTTTAAACAATCCTCGTGTAATAGCTTCTTTATTTTCTTTTGTTAGTAAACCTTCAGTTTTAAAGCTATCAAGTAAATTTGAAATAATACTATTTTTATACGCCTTTCTAGTCTGGTCAATCTTAGCATTTGATTCAAACGTTAAACGTGTAAATACATTATCTTTATTCCCGAAGAAATCACTTTTTAATGAGAACATGTTTTTAACAATGCTTGGGGAAAACTTACGGTATTTATCTCCCAAATGAAATTGTAGTCTTGGGTGTTTCTCTATAAAGCTACCATACGCAACATACATTGCAGCAAGCTTAGTATCGTAAAGCAAATTAGCAATAAATGAGTTTACTTTACCATCTTTAGTAATCTTATCAACCATTGCAATGTATCTTTTACCACCTACTTCAACACCTTCTTTAACAATCGTTTTAAAGAAGTCACTAACAATTTTGTTACTACGGTAGAAGTGTTCACCTATTTTTAACTTAGTTAATGCAACTTGTAGATACGATTTACGCTTCTCACTTATCGCTACAACATCATAAGTTAATGCAAATATTTGTTCTTCAATATTTTTAGGTCTATCTTTTCTGTTTAGGATTGTAGTCAATCTATTAACTAAATTGGCTAACAATTTAACTATTTTTTCAACTGGAGTATCTTTAGGATTAGTGCTCCATAGTGGTGACTGTTTAGATGGCATCTTGCTAAGCTCTTTAACTAAAAACTTATTAGTTAGCGCATAAGCTAAAAACTCATCTAATACAGCATGTGGTTCAGCACTATTTTTACCATCTTTAAACACATAGTTATATTGCTCTTTAGCGTCTGCAATTTCTGATGCTTTATCAGTCAAATATATAACATTACCATTTTCATCAGTATTTAAAAATACTTCATAAGGTCTCGCTTTTAATTCAAAAGTGTCTTTAACCTCTCTGCGTAATTTTCTAATTTCATGTTGAAAATTTGAATTACCTAATAAAGCACTTCTAGTTACTGCGTGGATTAACTCATGTACATAAACTTCTTGCGCACTCTGTCCAGCATACGTTAATGGTGATGTAGTATTAACATTAACATTTACAGCATTAGTGTTAGTGTCAATATTACCGTCCGTCTTAAAGGTTACTTCATTAATCGTCACAGATGCTCTATCTAGGTCATGACCTGCTTTACCTATAATATCGGTCATAACACGTGCTAAGTGCCCTACTTGGGTATCCTTATCCGCCTCTGACATATACATTAAGTCATCAGTGACTTCCCCGAGCATATCAAAAACACTTTGCAGTTTTTCACGTAATTTATGTGTTGTATATATGTGTTTGACTTTACCTGTAACTTCACGTGCAATAGATTTTAAGATATTACTATCTGTTGTGTCTTCTTGTTGGGTGCTTGTTTCTTCTGTGTTATCTTTCTCAACAAAAAGTTCTGGGTCTGTCACTTCTGTTATAGGGTCTTGTGCAAACAAGGTATAGTCAATAATATCTTTATCCCTTGCCATACCACCTGTAATAATTTCCTGTTTAGCTTTAAAAATTGACTTAGCTAAAGCTAGTGGTATATTTCGTTGCATTACAGTGCTAAAGAAATTAATAGAATCTGCTGTTTTATCACTTTCCATTAAATCAAGCATAATTGCTGACTCGCCTCTGGTTTTTTCAGAGATAATTTGTTTTCTACTATCAACAGCAGCTTTGTATACACCAACAACTTTGCCTGTATCAACATCAATAATTTTATAACTAACAACTCTTCTAATATCACGTTTGATATCTACAATTTTTCGACCATCAGGTGGAATAATGAATGATTTAATCGTACGGCCTGTTTTGGTAGGTATGTCATAAATTAGTACAGCATTTGGGCTAATATCTAAAACACTTTCTTCAATGTTATTAAATTCTGAAGAATGTACTCTGACATCCATATCATGCAAACTGCTAATACCATGTCTAAATACATCACCTTGCTCAGCAAGGGCAATACTACCAGTTAAAGTAGCTGTCTTAAATGTGTCCAAAACACGTCCTAAGATGGTTACAGCCATTGGCTCATTCTTTAGAGTTTCCTCCATTGAAACCTTGGTATAGCCTGTTTTAGGTGTAAATCTAATAGCATCTTTGTTAGCTCCAGTGTAGAACCTGATACTTGCTTTTTTAATATTAGTCTTTAAAGGTACTACTTTTTTCTTTTGACGTTTATAGTAGGCGCCTAAAATTGCTTTAACTTTATTACTACCAGCTTCTTCACCATAAACTTTTATAGCCAGTGTGTAGCTTAGCGCAATCATTGCTGATATTATTTTATGTTTTGCTCTATTAATCAAATGTCTAAGTTTTATACTTAATTTTGACTTTTTAATTTGTTTAGTAAAATTCTCACCCATATGACGAGCTAAGTATTCTTTAGCGTCTGTTCTATCTAAACCAGTTTCCTTTTCTACCTGTTTTAATAACTTATCCATGAAATCAGTTGTTTCAAGAACATTGATGTATACATGAGCATACTCGTGCGGTACAGTATCTAACTTACCTTTAGAACTAACTTCAATAATACTACCAAGAGCTTTACCTAATACTTCACGTCCAAAACCATCAATAACTGTTTGTACCTCTTTTAATTTAATTTCTGGGTACAACTCTTTAAGTTTTTGCTTAATGATGTTGTAAGTACTCGGGTCTTTTTCAATACCCTTAAACATTGAATCGTACTGGTACTCTGTACTGTCACCTATAAAGTCGCCTTCTGTATTAACCACTGAAGTAGTGTTTGATAACTTACCCCTTACTCTAAGGCCTTCTATTTTCTTGAGGTCCCTTTTAATAACGAATGGGGCTCTATGGGTATTCGCAGAGTAACTTTCTTTAAGTGCGTCTACCACCTTATCAGGGTTTGCTATAATATCTTCAGCAGTAATTCCATCTTTTTCTATTTGTTCCTGCACATCTTCGAAAGCACTAAGACCTTCTATACCAAGAAGGTATGAATCCACAACATTCTTTTGATTTAGCGGTGTGTTTTTTGCAGCTTCTTTAAAATCTTCAGGTACCTTTAGGAAACCCTCAGAGGATATATTATATGAGTACCTAGTGGAAAGGTCACTTAAAGCTGTAACTCTTGGTTTCACCTTAGACCTGTCAACACCTTTCTTTATTTTAATTGTGCCATTTTTAATGTCATACACCATGAACTCATTCTGAGGAGCATCAATCACATATAGTCTGTTATTTATATTAGCAATTGTGTATATATGGTCTCCCCACTTAGTGCCACCATCTGTAGTATCTTGCATGAAACTAACATAGACTACGAAACTACTGATGCCTAGGTCATCTAGTATGCCTGTGATTATCTTGGAATTAATAGTACAACTAGCACCATTACAGGTCAGTATTTCAGTGAAGTCTTCTTCCTGTATTTTAGCTTCAATGTTTTTGATGATATCTTTATCATTAGTAGCTTCAGGTAAACCTATAAAGTCGCCTTGTGTGTTAGCTGCTGCATCTTCTTCTGCTTCTAACTCTGCTTGCTGTTGTGCAAGTTCTTGTTGGTAGTCTTGAAACTCTTGGTTGTATTGTTGATTTAAAAATTCATTATCTCCATCAAAAACTCTATTAAAGAATTCTTCTTCAATTTGTTCCATTATCCAATCAATATCTACATACAAATCTGGATTACTACCACCTTGCTCGTCTACTGGAGAAATACCTAGAGGTAGTAAATCCGCCTGCATTTCACTCATAGGTATTCCATCAATACCTGATTGTAGCTTAATGTTTTTAGAATAAAAGCCGGGTACAGTTTTAGATGTAATACCTATACGTCTAAAATCACTAGCTATCGCAGATTCTGGGTGAATTCTGCCCATAAACATTCTAAGAACAGGTTGTATAGATTCTAGACTAGGGGCTTTAGGCTCAACTAACTTAGGGAATACTTTCTTACCTGCATCAAAACGTTTAATAGCTGTACGTAAGTCAGCTACTGTCATATTACTTGTATCAATATCTCTTGCTTTTGCAAGTTTTTGTAATTCAGATTTCTTCAGTGTTTTACTAAGTTTAGTAGGTTTACCTTCAGCTGTTTCAAAGCCAGGTAATTCTCCCTGAATATTTGGAATATCTGAGTTTTTGTTAGTGTCATTACTAGATGTTTTAGTTTTAGGCTTCTGTGTCTTATTCTTTAAAGACGAAATAGGCATTTGCTCAACGTTAGCATCTTCTAAAGAATAACCTGCATTTTTAAGTAAATTCTTGTGCGCTTTAACAGTGTCAATACGTGTATTTAACTCACCAATTATTTGAGATATTCCTAATTCAGATAATTGTATTGTTATGCGAGCTTCTTCATTTGAATTACCTGTTGCTTTTTCAAGTTGTTTACGTAACTCGTTAGCTTCAAAAGAACTTTCTGCATATTCCTCGTTAGTCTTGTCAATGTCTTCTTGCGTTAATTTAAGATATGGTGCATCAATATCTATAGCATCATCAATTGTTACAGTTTTACTGTCATCTTGTACGTATTTATGTAGACGCTTTAATGTACCAGCTAAAATGCTATGAGTATTACCGATACGTCCAAAACTACTACCATATGTTTTAGACACACTAACCATGTCATTAACCGTACCAAAGTACGCATCAAAGATAGGTAAAGCATTTGGGAATACCTCAAGAACTTCTCCTAATACAGCTGAATCAATATTTATAATCTGACCTAATGCTGCACCAACACCCATTCTTTCAAATGTATTACTTGAACCTGGTGTAGCTCTACTACCTATCTTAGGTGTTTTACTATCTTGTCTAGTAGTCCTTTTACCTAACTTTTTCTTTTTAGTAACACGCTTACTTTTAAATTTAATAGTAACTGCATTATCATCTTCTTTACCACGCTTTATCAATGGAATTGGTGTTGAACTAGACTTAGGGCCGTAGTACGAAGGTAAGTATTCCATAGCTAAACGTTTAACTAATACTTCGATAACATCTTGTGGTACTTTACTTTCAGGTGGTAAGTTGTTAGTTTTTAGATAGTATTCTTTAGCTTGTTCAAGCTTACGTCTAAATAACATGAACTGATACTCATTAGCTTTAACTACAACGCTGGAGCTTTCGCGTAAGCCACCAATTAGCTTATCCATTGTGGAAGTCATTGCAGGGGTATAAATACGTACAACTGTAAACTCTAATGTTTCAATTGTCTTACGTGGTAAGACATGTTGTTCAAGCTCACCCGCTTTAAGCGCTTTGATAATACTAATTGCTTTTTGTTTCTTGGCCCTCTTACCTTTAACTGCTTTCTTAACTACACCTACTTGTTTGAAGTTTAACAGTGCTGCTAAGTTGTTTGAGTAGTCTGCAACCTCGTTCAAAATAGTGGATTGTTCTGCTGAACCTTCTTTAGTAGCATTGTATCTACGCTGGAAATCAGCAAAGTCTGTGTATACATTATCTGTAATATCCGCAGCAATATTATTGATAATCTTAAAGATGCTTGCACCATACACACTAGTCATTACAGGGGCTTTAGCTAAATCTCTTGCTAATTTTTCTAGTTTTTGTGTTGCCTTGTCAAACAGTGTTCCTTGCACACCTTCTAAAGCGTCTAATTGCTCTTGCTTTAACTTTATCTTGTTATTTTTGTTAATCTTTTCTATGTATTCAGGGTCATTGAAAGACTCTACAATACGCATAGATAGCACTTGATAAACGTCAAGGTCACCAGCTTGTAAAAACATATCATATGTTTCAGACTTATCAACATTGATACCAACACGTTTTAGTGATGAAACAAGTTCATCAACAATTGCAGCTTTAAACTCTGGTGTATTTTCACCATAAATTTCTTTAAAACTTTTAAGCTCTTTTTCACTTAATGATAAAAATTGTAAAAGTGAAATAGCATAACCATTAGTGATACCATCAATTTCTAAGCCTATACGTGTGTCAAAGACACCATCAGGGTCATACTCTGTCAACGCAATAATAGCCTCTAGTATGTGCATACTAGGTGCTACATCATTATCTTTATTATCTTTAATAAATGCTGTTAATTTAGCATTAAATTCTTTTTCCGTTATATCACCACGTGATACTGCTTCTACCAAATCCTTCGAGATTTCAACGTATTTATCAAAGGCATCTAAGATTTCAGTTAAAGGTTTTTTGTCTACGCTATAACCAAATGCTTGAGCTACAGCTATCTTAAATACTATTCTAGAAATACTTTGTTTTTTAGCAGTGTCTAGAGATATTGTTGAAATTGCTTTAATGGGTAAAAATAACGCTCTATGTATTTTACTGGCTTGACCATTAATAGTATTACTGACAATACGTAATCTATGTTGTACTTGAGCTTTAAATCTAAAGTAGAAAGGCTTGTGTTCACCATCTTCTGAACCCTCTAGTGCAATGTACTCATCTACCGCAGCAAGCTCTTTTTCTTTAATCGCATTAGAAGCTTCAATACCATCAACATGTTCAATGTGTGGGTTTACATCATCATTCATCTTAGCGAGTAAACGTCTATTCTTAATATTAAGAAGTTTGAATAAGCCAAGCTCTCCCTTTTTACCTCGCCATTCTACATTTTGTAACTTTTCAATTAAGTTTCTTACAAATTTTGGTAATAGATGTGGACTACCTGTTGCACGCTCTTGTATTTCAGTAGATGGTTCATCCAGAATATCATCTAAAATAGTCTGAGTACCCATAGTAGTTTTTACATTATCTTTACCCTCTTTAATAAATTTAATGATATTCTCAAATGCTTTATGGTCTTCTGGTAGTAACTTAATAGTATTACGTAATGTATAACCATTGATTAGACTAGAGGCTACTCGAGCTAAACTTAAGTTATCTTCTGTTTCATTTATGAATATATTACTAAGACCCTTGCTATTACGTTTTTCTGCGTCAGCTCTCAATACAGCAAGTTCTTTTTTCCTGGCTGCGATGAACTCTTTACTACCTTTAGTTGGGTTAAAATACTTTTCCCACAGAGAAATATAAGTTTCCCAAGTTTGTTTTTCTTTAGATAACTTCAAGAAAGCAGTGTCAACAGCTTTTTCAGCTTTCCTTAGTACTGCTGGAATTTTTACAATATCTCTAGGGCTTATACCTTTAACAGTTTCCCTCCATGAAACTAGTGGGTTAACCCCAAAGTGTTCAGATGGAAATTCAGTACGAGTAATTGATATAAAGTTTGTTGTTCTTGCTTTTGTTACTGTTGCAGGCATTTGTTCTAATATTTCTAATGACATCTCACCTAAAGCAACTATTAGGCGTTCCTCAATACTAGAGTCTTTCATAATACTAGTTGGGTCTTTCATAAGTTCAGAGAACTTTAATTTTGAGTTAGCTCCGAGACTGCGCATGTTTAGATAGTTATAAACAATTGGGCCTAGTGACCTTGAGCCATTTCCGTAAGTAATACCCATATTTCCAAAAATAGAAATTTCTTCAGGTGTTACATGAGCTTTTCTATCACCTTTAAGGTATTGAGCAATAGCCTGTGAGTCCATAAATGCAGATTCACCTTGACTAATCGACAACCATTCTAATGAACCCATCATCATAGCAAATAGTACAGTGTCTGGTAATTTGACACTTTTACCATCTTTAACATATAGCATACCTAAAGGCTCACTATAGTTAAATACACCTACTTTATTATATTTTTCAGACTGTATACCGTCAACATCTGCAACAATATTGTCTGTGTAAGTAGCTTTAAATTGTTCAAAGGTCTTTACAATATAACGGATATACTTTTTATCCGTAATACCTAAATCTATTAAACCGCTTTTAATACTTTCAGCTGTTAAGTCACCGTTATCTTCATCTTGTGCATACACAGCTAATGACAATCTAGTGTCGTCCTTAACTCCGAAGATATCATTTACAAATATACTATCTTTAGCTTTACTAACAATTTTAATAAAGCTACCTTTTAAGCGTTCTTGGGCGTTTAAGAAATGTTGCTTGGCTGTAAGTGTTCGTTTGTCGTCTTTACGTGCTTTAGCATCTTTTACAGCTTTATCAATCTCTGCTGTGATACTTACAATATCACTATTAAGTTTAATAATAGCTTTGCTTGCTTGTGTAGAAGTAACTTTACCTACTACTTCTTTAGCTTCCCATAAGTTAATGTTAGCTTCAATTAATGCTATTTTGGCTTTAAGTTCTTTTAAGTAAACAGTCTCAAATACTTCTTTATCATTAGCTTTAAGCTTTTTAATATACTTAACTACTTGTTTACTTTCATAATTCAACTTTTTAGTTGCTTTATTGACAGCATCTACAAATGGTTGTAAAGCTTCTTTAACAGTCTCACCCTTACCTAAGTTGTTTAAATCACCTGTATCTTCAGGAGGATTAACTAACTTATTAATTTGTGCAATTAATTTATTATGTTCTTCAATTTCTTCAGTAATTACAACTTTGTTTTTTGTAGAGTCTTTATACTTAGTTAAAGCCTTTAATGTAGCTACACCGAGTTCAACCTCTAGCTTTAATAAGTTAATTAATTTATTACTATTTTTAGCATTTATAAACCAGAAATTTTCGCGGTCAAAATCTTTATAACCATCTTTTGTTAATGTGGCAGTTTTCTGTCCTTCAGGTAAAGGTCTTTCTGTAATAATTTCTAATGTTTCTTTATTTACCCAGACATCTTGATTAAGCTTCTTTGACTTAGCTACTGCTTTATTAAATGCTACTAACTTAGCTTGTAAACCTTTTACAAAGTTTGTTAAGTTTTTAATAGAAATTGTGCCATCTTTTGCGTCTTGTTTATACCCCTCATACCCCTGGTAACCTTCATCACCATATAAAATTTCACGGTTAACTTGACCAATATCTTTATTACCAACAGCTTTATCACGTCTGGCTTGCTTAGCCACCATTTTAGCTACTAAGTCATATAGTGGCTTATCTGAGTCATCTAATGCATCTCTGTCAATGTTTTTAAATGATTCAGTTTTTAATGAATATAGTAAATCTGAGAATTTATTTTTTGTGTTATTTACTTGTTCAAACTTCATTCCAGAAATTTCTTTAACAAATGGTTCCATTTTTTTGATTGAATCATTTGTTCTATTTAACTCAGTTTCTAGGTCTTTAACTTGAGATTCTTCAGTAACACGTTTTAACTGTTTCTTAATTGATATGAGGTTCTGTACTAATCTTTCTCTTGCAGCTAATACTCCTGCGATTATTCTAATCTTTTCGGCATACTCAACATCTTTATCACGAAGGACTTCAATAGCATCTAACGCGGACTTAACAATTGCATCTCTATCAGAAGACTTTGTAATAGATAAATTTTCAATATCAACAATAACATGTTGGTAGTCAAAACTGTCTAAAGTATCTTGTATTGCAATATTAGTAACTTCATTTACAGACTTTTCAGTACGCTTCTGTGAAGCTACGGTATCAATAAGTAACCCTAGATTATTACGTTTATTTTCTAAGCGTTTTTTATGTTTAGGGTTAATACCACTATCTTCAATTTTTTTAGTTAGAGCATTAATTTGTTTTATTATTTTTTCAACATGGCCACTAACAACTTCAGTACTTTTCTCATCTGCTTTTTCTTGTGTTTCTTCTGCAGATTTTGAAGCTTCTTTTTCTTTTTTAAGTATTTTTTCTTTTTCACCTACAACAGCTGCTTCATTAGCTTCTCTGTTTGAAGGGTTACTATCAGTAGTTTTTTCAACCTTTCGATTAAGTTTATCTTTTTCACCTTTAACATGAAGAGCAGCACCATACTGTTCTGTTTGTAATTGTGAATCTACACCGCCTGTTTTAAAAGAACTAACTGCTTTATTTAAGCGTCCTACAAACTCACTATTACCTTTACCTGTTGTGTCACCTTTAAGGCCAGTACTACCAATACGTGCAATCTCTTGGTTAAGTATAGTTTGCCCTTCAAGGTTAGCAACTTCTAAAGCTCTGAGCTTATTAATGTGGGCTTCTTCTTTAGGGTTAGCTTCAACAGCTGCATCAAAAGCTTCATTTAGATTTATTAAACGTTGTTCATGTGAATACTGTTCTACTTTGTCATCTTCAGAAGTTGCGTCTTTATCTGTTGCATCTTTATCTGTGGAATCTTTAGCAGTATTCTCAGAATTTTCTTTTTCAACTACTACTGAAACAGTAATAGCATCATCAATTAATTTTTGAAGTGCTGGAGATATTGCTTTTTTCTTATCTTTATTTTTCTTGAGTTTACTGAGCTCTTTAATAGTAGCTAACTGTTGCTCTTTCTGTTGTAAATAATAATCTTTACGTGCTGGGTCATTTTTAATAGCAGCATCAAAAGCTGCTTCAACTGCGGCTACACTGTTAGTATCAGAACTGTTCTGTAAGGCGTTAACTACATTATTTAGTGATTCCTGGATACTTTCTATTTCTTGGGTACTACGGCCGCTATTGTTAATAATCTCTTGATTATCGGCTTTCTGGAGAGCATTAGAAATATGAATTACTTTGTTCAGGTTATTCATTGAATCAAAGTTTTCAGGTAACCCATCTATGTCAAGATTTAGGGCAGAAAATTCTTTTACTAAAAGTTTAAGTTCTGCTTCTGCCTCTACACTATGTTCTCCGGATTCTTCATTACGGGCATCTTCAGCTTCTGCTGCAATTTGCTCAGCTGCTTCACGTATAGCACCTTTATCACCTTTATACAAACTAACAGCTTCAGTACCAGTAGTTATGGTTCCTTTAATAGCACCACCACCTAAAACTGTTTTAATGAATACACCTACATACTCACTAAAAGCTTCATCTGAGGTAAATGGTGGTAATTCCCCATGTTTAACCATGTTAATTACAGAGTTTTCTACAACTTGTTGTAGAGTTTCTGTGACACCCTCACCTAAACCACCTTTAGCAGTTTCAGTTAATACTTTACCTGCAGAATTTACAAAACCTTTTTTCTTTAATTCACCTTTAAAGCGTTGAACAGCAGACTTAGACAAACCTAATTGTTTAGCAATACTTCTAGGAACAATTGAATCTAAAGCACCAATTACAATACCACCACCTATAGCTGCAACTTGAGCATCTCTACCTCTATAGCCAGCACTGCCTAAATCACCATATACACTACCACCACCTATTCCCATGTAGAAAGCATTACTTCCGACAGTGGCACCTGTAATCTCTCCAGCAAGTAAAGCTTTCCTTTTAACTGCTTTATCTGCTCCCCACTTCTTCATTTTGTGTTTTAGAAAACGCTTAACACCTGTAGATACTATTTTACCGGCTATACCACCACCTACTATTGATGGGATAAACTCACCTACTCCCGCTAATATCTGTCTAAAGACCATGTCAGGATTTGTCCAATCCATGTTCTCAGCATCCCAAGCAGGAAGTTGTGCACCATTTTCGTGGGCTTCTTGTATTTTAGTTTGGTATTCTTCTAACATAGCATCAGCAAAATCTACATCACTCGTGTACTCATGTATTAGCGTCCATATAGCGAATGGGGGGACTATTGCACGCATCCACTTAGCATCTTTAGTAACATCAGCGGCTAAAGCAGCTAATCCATAACCAGCCGCTTGTATTGAATCAACACCAGCACTTAAACTCTTAGTAACAACTTCCCAATAACTATCTTTTGCAAACATTACCTCAAGTTCTTCTGCAGTAAATCTATTAATAATTTTACTTTTCTTTTCTTTAAATACCTGAGGTAATGGTGTTACTGTGATTTCATCACTTCTTTTCTTTGCTGCGTCAATAGCTTCCTGTTTAGTACTATGCTCACTGGTTGGAGATACTTCATTATTGATAAGCATTTGAGCAACTTCATCATCACTATACTTTTCACCTTTCCAGATAGTAGGTACATTAACCCACTTACCATCCATTTGTAATGTTATGGCTTTTTCAGATACAACTTCACCATTTAAACCAAATGCTGCTCTACCGTGTTGGGTGTACCCCATTACTTCATGGTCTCTTGATGCAGTAGGAGCTTTAAATGTATTGTATGCAGTTCCATGCTCAGCTTCATAAGCTGAACGTATAGCATTTTGTTCTACTGTGTTTGCAAACCACCTAGTATTAAACTCAGGCGTGTTCATTGCCTTATAGAGGTCTACGCCAGTATTAGGGTTTATAAACGAATCTACTTTAGTTCGTTTATCAGTCTTATATTTCCTACTAAGTGGGTCATACGTTACTTCACCACTATATTGTGCGTTATCTCTAAAGCTTTCAGGAGCCCAAAGTTGGTCTTCAAAACCTTCAAATTGTTTACCTGGCATATTTGAGAAAGTGCCTGAAGATTGGTCGTATTCACCTTGGCCTTCTGTTAGAAGATTTCTAAAGCGATTATCTGCTCTACGCCCCATAGCATGAATTTGGTCAACAGTTACTTCATTTTCAGGTACATTAAATAGACGTGCATAATGTTTACGCTGTGAAGCTCTAATTTTATTCTTATCGCCTTTATAAGAACTGTGTTCCCAAGTGTCTAGACCTAGTGCACGTATACCAACGTCTTCACCTTTAGCATTCTGTCCCATGATGGAATCAGCATCTGCATTTTTATTGAATAATGAATTATGTTTAAAAGATAATTCAGTTGAGTCATTAGCATTAAGTTTATTTTGGAGACCTTGGTAATCTCTATCTGGAGTTATTGCTACTTGTTTGCTATATACAGCGTCTTCAAAAAGTGTTCTTTTAGCATTTGCTGCGCTTGAAAGTTGTGCTTGTTTCCGTGCAACTATATCGTCAAAAGACTCATTACCTAAGTAACTCATACGCAATAATCCTTAAATTTGTTATTTTATAGTAGTACTTATTGTGTCTGTACTCGTACCCTGGTTTTTACCTTCTTCTAATATCTTATCCTTATAATATGCTTTAAGAAGCCCATCAAAGTATTTGTAACCAGCTTCATCATTATTCTCATCTGAGGTTTTTCCATTACTAAAAAAGTGCTCATCTATCATATCTATATCAAATACAGCATCATTAAACATTAAACGTCTGGCAATATCAGCATCTTTACCTAAGATTTTCCGACTTTTTATATACTTATCTGTAAGAGATGTGAAATCCTGTGCAGCACTGTCAGAACCTGGCCAGAAAGTTGTAGCAGTTTCTATACCATCTTTTTTAATCATTGTTGCGTTTAAATCCGCACGTGCTAAAGGTTTTATTGTCTTTTTCTTTCTTTCTGCTTTTGCCTTTTCAGCTGCTTGAGTTTCCGCTAACATTATATCGTACATACTTTTAATTTTTGCTTTTTCTCCAAACAGTGCTATTTCAGTAGCATCAGCATTAACATCTTCTCTGGCAGTATTAACCCTAGACATATCTAAAAAAGAGTTGTCAGCTGCATCTATAAAAGCATCTGCTTCTAATGGTCTATCTTTATACCGCATTAAATCAGCTACAAACTGGTCTGTTTCACGAGCAGTTCTGTCATCAGCATACCCAGTAATAGCATCACCAATACCTGAAACACCTGTATTAATTAACTTGCCACCTTCAGCCATTGCTTCTAGGATACTGGCACCGTTAGTTGGTGCTATGTTTTGCCATGTTACTGCCATAATATCTCCTTAACCTATGTTGCCATATTTAGGCACCAATGATGCCATATCTGTCCTACCTTGAGCTTTCTTCCAAGCATTCTGGTCATTTAGTCTGTTATTGATTGTAACAGCTTGAGACTCATAATTCTTGTTCCACTGGTCAACTTGGTTACCCATCATTTCTCTAGCCAGCTTAACTTGCTTAAGGCCCGCCCATGCTCCAGCTAATGCACCTGCACCTTTTAAAGCAGCGCCTGCGCTTGCTAATGTGCCATTATTCATCCAGTTTGTGCCATTGGTACCTGCAGGGTTAACTAAACTATTATATTGTTTATCTGTAAAAGAATTAGCTGCCGGTGAACCTCCAATAATAGGTGCTTGATTGCCACCTATATATCCTGCAGGGTTGTTATTAAAACCTAAATTATTGTTGTAAGCCTCTAATGGGTTAGAGTTATTACTACCTCCACCAAACCAATTAAATTTGCCACTATTATCATCAAAAAATCCCATAAACTTCTCCTAAATATTTTTAATTTTAAATAAATGTATCTCTATCATACATCAAAGTAGATATGAGATGTTAGTTTTTACTTTACGCTGATAACACAGCGAAGTCATAAGCTTGTTCATACATATTACCCGCCTCAATTTGGTCATATAAAATATCGTACTTACCTGTGTTATACATATAATATACTTCAGGTAACACAGGGTTCATTGAAGCAACTGTATCCAATGTTATCAAAGCTAACGCTGTACCATCAGCACTTCTAAATAAAGACTCGTTTAAGTCCTTCATAGGATTTGTTAAGTCTAAGTACTGCTGAGCAAAGTTTTCACTATCTTTACCAATAGCTTCCATATCATATTTATTTTCTTGTGTGATAACACTACTGATTAAATCAGCAGCAGTACCAAACATTTGAAGCATACCATTAAGACTATTAACATCAAAGTAGTAAACAGATAGTGCTATAGCAATAACCATTGCTAACTCTGGGCTAATAGCTTTAGCTATGTATAGAATAATTTCTTTAATTAAGTAGTATGCTACCATTTGAATGGCCATTTTTACTAACCATGCAGAAGTACTTTTTGATGTCCCCCAACTAACATATAAAAGGTAAATTGCAATAACAACTATTATTACTGCTAGTAACTTCATCCAGAAGGACACTTCAATTACTTCGTAGTGAGCTACATATATAGATGTATGTGCACTTGCTAAGAATAGACTAGACACATGTGTATTAGGTAAGTGTTTAACTAAATCATATGAGAAAGGTATCATCAAATCACCCTGATTAGCAATATTAAACTTAACCATCTTAAATACACCTGTAGCAGCATCTACAACACGTAGTAGGCCGATAGGTGCTTTAATGGTGTAAGCATTTAAACCGTTAGTTACACACTGATAGTATGTAAATTCTTGTGTAGCTGTTACATTTTCACCAATACGTAGAACTTTCAATAATGAACCAGAGTCATTTTTATAAGCTAAATCAGGTTTAAGCACAGTGTCAGAGCTAGTAGACCCGTCTGAGTCTAGTATCGTTGACGTATAAGATATGCGTACAGTTGGTTGCATTAAGTCACTAGCGTCAGCTACATAAGTAGACTCTTGTGCTAATGTTCCTGCTAAGAACTGTGCAACATCACTTGTATTATCACAGAGATAACCTACTGCGTATTTAGCTGTACCTGTAGAAACATAGTAAGTGCTTATAATATTATTACTGCTATCAAACTTAGTTGAATCTGTGTAATAAATACTGTTTATAACACTACCTGGAGTGGCATCTACGTCAGCTAACGTGTAGTGTGTAAATGTAATATACGCAAACCTAAATGCTGACTTGTACTCACTAGATGTAGTAACAATGGTGTTATAAGGCTTATCATCTGATGCTGGAGAAGCGTTGTATATGGCTTCTGTAACACCTTGATTACCATATAGTGATGAGCAGAATCTAAATAAGTAATTCATACCGATTTGTGATGTGTCCCAAACTCTTACTCCGAAATTCAAAAAGACATGGTCAACTTTATTGGTATAATTACTTATACCAGCATCTGCAACATCCTCCATAAGAGCAGTAATTGTGTCGTCAGCATCTATTCCTAACTTCTTAACAGTTGAACGTATCTGGTCAGCTTTAGTAGAACTAAATGCAACATCAAAGTTTTGATTATTTATTCGTAAAGGTACTGCTGGCAGTATCCCCATATTCTCAGATGATGGGTCACCAAAATCTAATGTAGGACTATCTAATACAGTATAAGTACCTGAACCTGACTTATATACAAAGTACTTATTCTCTAAAGGGTCACTGTCTTTAGCATATGTAACAATATAATGCAACCCTGTAGTTTTAGTTGGTACTTTATAAGTTGGTATGATAGCAGTACTGGCAGATACTTGTACAGTGTGTTCAAGAGTACTAGGCTCATAGCTGTCACTTACAAGCTCATGTGACATAAACATAGTATCAGTGATATTAATAGTATGATGGGTTCCTACATACGTAGTTGAAACTGTTGTTGCAAACTTAGGGTTTGAAAAACTTAATGAGTAATCATCAGTAACTGAATTATATACAGTACCATTAATATCCACATTATAAGTTAAACCGTTGTACACAACGTTGTTCGAATTTAAGGTGTAACCTTTGTTTTCTTGTAACCAGTATTTGACCCAAGGTACTACAAATAGTGTTCCTAAGAAAGCCTTACTAATAGTACAAGGTGTACCTTCTATTGTATTTAAAACTGCAACAACATCATCATAGTCCACAAACATAATGTTAGCTTCAATCTTGGGGAAATCCTCAAAATAGTTACCATCATCAATGTGTTTTACAAAACTTCTTATGTTCTTCTTACCACCAAATACTTGTGAGTATAAAACATTAGCTGGAATGTCTTCATTCTTAACGATTGCTTGTTCTATAGCATTTTTGATAGATGACCTATCAGGGTCTTCGAATAAAGGTTGATTTAATACATCAAACTGTTCAACCACTTGGTCGTCAAAACCTAGTAGCTTAGCAATGAAATCAACAATGGCCTCAATGACCGTTATGATTACATCTACTACAAGGGTGATTAGGCCAACTACTGCCTCTACAGCAACTTCAACGATGTCTACGATGACATCAATTACAGTATCAATTACATCAACAACAGCATCAACAACTGATTCGATTGCATCAACAATTGCATCAACGAACCCACCACCCATGTGTTATCTCCTGTGTATTTACATAAGGGTACTAACTTACGTAGGCTCTGCGTTTGTTATTTGGGTGTTTAGGTTACCTGTACCCGTTGCGTTAATAGCAGTAATGTTTGTAGCAGCTACTCCAGCTGTACTAACGTTAATACTCCATGCATCCATAAGTGTCTTAAGATACTTCTGGTCAGCATTCCACTTGAACCCTTTAGCTTGCTCACCATATAAATTGGATTGCTTACCTAGAATACTATCAGCATGTGGTGCTGTCTTAGTAGTCTGTTGCGTCTGTGCATATTCAGTAATTTCTTTCTGACCTAATACAGCGGATTCAGCATTAGTCTTTTCTTTACCTAATGTGAACGAAGCAGAGTTCTGTAAAGCACTCTGCATAGCTCCTAAGTACACAGTAGCGTAATCAGCACCCGTTATCCTACCTAAATGGAATTGTGCGTCTAAATGGATGTTTACGGCTTCCATTAGGTCATCAAAGATACCAGTACCTGTAACTACATAGTCTGCACTAGTGGTTAAGGCACTTCCTTGGGTTAAATCTGTATTAGCTACTGTCATAATATTATCCTACTGAACTTGTTGCTTTTTGTCTTACTGCAATCTTGTCAACTTCTTCCTGTGTTAAGTCATCTAGTACTTCAACATTGTATGCTTTAATCTTTTGAGGTTCCATAGTCTCTTGACCATTACGAACAACCTTTTTAAAGATTTGACATTCAGCTGCTTTAATATTTTCAAAAATGATGTTAGGAACGTGCCAACCTTCTTCATTATTAAATGGTACGTATTTTTTAACTACTTTACCGCCGTTAGCTACACTGTTACCAAAACTAAAAATCTCACCTGTTGACTCAAGTTTAAGTGGGTCATTAGGTCGTACGATAACTCTGATCAACTTCATAGTGTTATCTTCACGTAGACCTTCTAATTCAACCCCATTGAATTTAAAGTCATCTAGTTGGTCTGCTGTAATTAATACAGCTGTTGGTATTTCTTGTGTTGCTTCTGTTACTGCTTCCATATTATCACCCTCCGTGATAGGTAAGTTATTTAAAGCTTCTTCAAGCTTTTCTCTTTTTGAATTAAAGTGCATCTTAATACCGTTTTCGGCCAGCTTATCGCTTATCTGTTTAGATGTCATATCTTGTATATTCATAATTAGTTCCTCCCGGGAATTCTATTAGTAAAGTAGCCCGCCCGCACTTCGTGCTAACGGGCTACAAAGGTTAAGCTCTAGTTAAGCAGCTTTAGTCCACATGATACCTAGACGTTCAGGGCGTAATGCCATGAAGCCGTAGTACCATTTGATTGAGTAGAAACCTTTCTCGCCGTAAGGGTCGTTAAGGTCTGCAATCTCTTTACCTGGCTTCTTGTGAGTAGTAGTGAACTTCACAGTCTTACCATCAGTTTGGAAACCAATAGTAGTAAATGAACCATCACCAACAACTAACATCGGGTAGATGTCAACACTAGCAGCACCACCTTTAGCAGAGTACAACATCTCAGGAACTACAACGATACGGAACTGGTCTACTGAACCAATTTCACCGTTAAGGATGTTAGCAGCATCAGCATACTTCTCTACAGAATTAAAACCAGAACCTACACCAGTACCAGAAATATCTGTCATCTTGCGAACTAGAGGAATCAAGTCAGGGCCAATGTACATTACACGTCCACCATTAACGGTCTTAGTGTCTGTCATACGAGAACCTGAAATAATCTTAGTTTGCTTAGGACACTTAGCGTTATCCAAGGCAATAGATAATTGCATGAAGTCTTCATAATCAACAGTTGCAGCAACAGTTGCTTTAGTAGTAACAGCACCAGGGTACTTAACAGTACCTGAGGAAGTTGCAGTGTTAACTAGGTCAACTTGTAATGCAGCTTCAGTTAGCTCAGTTGCACCTTGAACCATCTCTTCAGTGATGTGTGACATCAATTCTGAGTCTGAATCAAAGTCTAGAGACTCTTGAGTGTACTCAGTAAAGAAGCCTTGCTTCACGATAGAACCAGTAATTTGCGTACGGGTCATACCAACACGGTTAACTCTACCACCATTCTCAGTCAATGCAGGAAGACGGTCAGCAATTACACCGATGTCTTTAGCAGAACCATAAAGGTTACCAGAGTTCTTAAGAGCAACAACTGCACCAGTAGCAGCTAAAGCGTTAGCTGAAGTTGCGTAGTAGCCCGCAGTAGTAGATGAAGCAGCAGTCCAACCAGTACCACCACTCGTTTGCGTACCATCAATCTTCCATGAAGAGTACTTATCCTTAAGTACAATTAAACCAGCAGCATCTAAGCCTTGGTCATTGTTATTCAAATCATCTAGTAAAGGCTGGTAAACGTCTTGTTTAATAGTCTTACCATGATGCTTAGGCATTGCACGTACATCAGCCAAAGGCATAAAGTACTGCTTGTCGCGTACTGCAATTAGCGCTTTTTTGTAATAAAAATCAGTACGTGCCTGTGCACCGATTGTTGAGTTGGAACCAGTTCCGTATGTTAAAGCCATGATATTCTCCTATAAAGCTTTATTAAATTTAACCACTAGCCGCCATTTTCATAAACTCATCATCGGTCATCTTTAGATAATCCGGAGTAGACGAAGTCTTCTTGCTAGCAGTTTTCTTTGTAGAGCCTGCTGCTTTCCGTTTCTGGTTAAGCTTTGCAGTATCTACTTCATTTGCTTTAGTCTGTGGTACAGATGCTTGAGGTTGTTGATTAACGTGTCCCTCATTGACTAAAGAGCCCTGATGTTGGAGGTATTCTGCCACTTGTCTGTAAGCTACTACGTCAGGTACATTAGCTAATCTACCTACCGCACGCTCAGAGTCAATTATTGACTGAACCTTATCATAGACACCATTATAAACGTGGTCATTGATAATTCCGATAATCTCAGGATTTTCAGATATTAACTTCTTACTTTCGTTATCCCATTCTTTAGATAAAACATTTAATGTCTTGTCAAAAGATGGCGAATCTTTAATACTGTCTAACGCCTGGTTTATCTTAAACTCCGTATCAGATACTCCATAGTCAGTAGGCTTATATTCTACTTCCTCGTCAGTATCTATATCTAACGGGTCAATGCCACTATCTTTAATAAGTTTAGCAATTGCTTGAGGGTTTTTCTTAGATAAGTCAATTAAGTTATTCAACTTTGCAGTATCTAACAAACCTTCTTTTTCTAACATGCTAACAATCTTCAGATTTGGGTTTAACGCCTGCATCTTCTGATTATAGTCAGCACCCTTTTGCATTAACGAAATAGCATCATCGACAGTGTCGACTTTCATCATTCGCTTGCTAGCCTTAAACGGTGACATAATCCGTTTATATGCACCCTCAAAATCTACTCCAGGTGACTCTTGAGTATCCTCAAGGATATCACTTGTTTCGGTATTTGCAGTTACATCTGTATCCTGAGACTCTGTGGAGGTATCATCATTAGTTGTTTCATCCTCCGATAGAGTATCCTCTATCGGGTCGGTTACTTCATCTACTGAGTCATCTTCGTCAGATTCATCGGTGTTACTTTCAGATACTACTTCTTCAGTAGTATCCTCATTCGATTCTGCTTCAAGAGTTTGCTCTCCATCTGCTTCATCAATCTGGTTAGTTTCTTGAGCTTCTAGTTCTTGGTCTAGTTCTTCCTCAAGCATACTTAAATCTTGTTTTAGGAATTCCTCATCCGTCATTCCTAGTGCGTTATCTAATGCCATTATGCTAAGCCCTCCTGAATAAGCAGTGCTTTAGTTTCTTCATCGTCAGCAAGTTGTTGTTCAGACTGTACTCCTCTTGACAATACACTATCGAAAAACTTCGCTAGTGAACCGATACCATAAATCATCTTATCGATAACCATTTGCTGCTCTTCAGTTAAGTTAGAGCTTTTAGCCATAACTAGTCTCGCAGCTTCTTCTTTAAAGTAATACTCAGTGATTACTTTTTTAAAGTCTCTATTCTTTTGTAGCTTAACCATACTATCTTTAACATCTACAAAGTGTTTTGACTCTGCCATATTTGCTTCTAATACTTCTATCTGTTCTTCAGTGTTCATCGTGTGTCCTCTTATTGAGATTTAAACAAGTAAAGTGTTTTACCGAATTATATCACGGTTTTTTAAACATTACCCTCCATTTAACACAGGGTCGTTAATAAGTGCATCTGCAAACTTATTATCCATCCCATGTTTTTGGTCGACTTTCTTCATGTTTTCCTCATGCTGGCGACCTACACCAGACTCTTGTTCCACGAAGTTAAGGTCTTCCAAGTCAGACTTACTATTAAGATTTCTATTCTTAGCCATCTCAGTAGCAGTCTTAGCCTTCTTGTATTCAACATCTACAGTATTCTCAGCAGCTTTAGCTTGTTCATTAGCTATCTGTGCTTGTAGTAGTTGCATTTCAAGTTGTGCTTTCTGTTCAGCCATAGGATTAGGTTGCGGCTGGTATTCTTTAATTTGTTTGCTTAGGTCAGGCATCTTACGTAAACGTGCAATATCCGCTAATATCATCTGTGACATCGCTGGGTCCATATTATTACCCATAGTTTGCAACATGAATGATAACTCTTGAGCTTTCTCATTATCTGCTTCAGCAGTAGATATGTTTAATTTAATGTCATACATACCACCTAAGTCTTCACGGTTAATAGCAACGAACTCTTCATTAGTGACTCTGATAATCTCTTGGTCAGATAAGAACTCAGCGTTCATAGAGATAACTTTACGCCCTATCTGGTTAATACCATTAGCTAATCTACGTAGGATACCTAGCTCACGTTTAGATGAAGCATCTAGTGCTGACCTAATTCCAGTAGCTGTAGAACCTAATGCTTGACCTGTAATACCCTGACTAAACGCTTTAACGCCTGTAAGTGATTCAGCTTCATTGTTCTGAAGGTTAAGCATATTCAAGGCACTACCAGGAATTTCTGGGTACACTTCCATGTGAAAAGCTTGTCTAGGGTCTACATTAGAATTAAACTTATAATCAGCACCCTGTTCAAACTTACGAGCGTTAGTTACGTCTAGTGCATCTTTACGGATACCCATCTGACCATTAGCACTTCTACCGATAATATCAATCATACCACGAGTTACAGCACCTACAATCTTCTGATTGTCTTCTAGTAATGCTCCATCAGGTTCACCATAGATAGATTTACGTCTAGGTAAGTATTGTATTGCTACAAATGGTAGCTTCTTATCTGGGAATGGGTTCTCATCCATTCTGATTAATGTATTACCTACCCATGAAGCTACAAAAGGTTCTACTTCACCTGTGCCATTAATATCCCAAAAACCCCAGTATTCATAAACTACAATCTTTTTACGTGCATCATCTTTAAACTTAAAGCTACTATCATCACCTGATTCAAAATCAGGTTCATTAAGTGGGCTACTGTTATCTAAAGATACGTACTTTAAATTATCATATCTACCATCTTTCTTAAGTTGAGACATTGATGTTTCAAAACTATAGATAACAAACTCAGCACTATTTAGGTCACCTTGACAAGTTGGGTCAATAACTACATTGTTGTAATCACACACCTCTAACTCAGGCTGATTCTTAATAATTTTAACTTGTTCTTCTATATGTGAACCTACCTGTACAGGCATAACTGCTGTACCACCTTGCATAGACATTTCATGTGCTTGTTGCATCTCTGGTGGGATTTCTTGTTGAAATCTCTCAGGGTCTTCTTGCATCATTGCATGTAACTGTTGGTGTACTTGGTTTGCTTCTTGTGTAGGTTGGAAATCAAAATCTGGTACTTCTACCTCTTCAATTTCTTCTTCGTACTCCCAACCTACTTTAACTACAACAGTGCCTTCATCCACAGCTGTGCGAATGTATTCATCAATAAACTTAGTTTTATCTATTTTGCAATTAATCTGATAGTTTAATACTTGGCCGTTTTGAATAGCAGCTTCTTTATCTTCAAATGTAGCTGGAGCTGTATTGAATAAGTCATCAGTAGACAGGAAAGGCTCACTTAATGCAGCGTATCGCCACTCAGCTTGTTTACGAATAAGCTTAGGTACAATCTTAGACCTACCCTTCTTAGCTTTAATTTGTTGGTCACCATTTAAGTTACTTAACCAGTTATCTATTTCAAGTACATGGTCAGTATGTGCTGACTGTGCTTCTTGGTAGTCTTGCTTAAGTTCTTCTAACTTAGGTGGGTTATCCCATTCAGTCAAGTTTTTCGGTTCACTTAAATCTAAATCTAAATCATCTTTGTCTTCTTTCATGATAATTTCCTAAAAATCAATTTTATATATCGGCATACCATTAATTTCAGTATGCTCTACTGTGTGTCCTGGGAAGAAGTTATCTTCTTCACCATCAAACAAACTACAATATGCATCTTTTTTTCTTACTATCTCTGTGAAGAAATACTTTAATAAGCTTGCTAAATTTACTTTAGCTTCAGTATTGCTTGCACATACAAGACTAGCAATAAGGAACCCGTCTAGTTCCCGATTATACATATAATAGATGAAAGCCTCACCTTTCTGCAATACTGTGCAATGGTGAAATTTAACCTCCACTACAAACTCTCCACAATAGCTGCTGAAAATACATTACCCATACCCGCACCTAAACTTAAAAATGTTCCACCTAATTCCATTATAGACATGTGCATTTCTACACCTGTACTTGGGCCCATTATATGTCCTATTCTACTTTTATAGTTTACAGTTTTAATATCACCAAGAGTTTCTGTGATTACTGCTTGCTCTATTTGATTGTCTTTTGAGTACGTAGAATGTGTTTTTACATAGTCCAAATGTCCATGGTGTGTATCTAATACATTTGAGATTACTCGTTTATAACCATCCCCAGTTGTTGTAATACCTAGTGGATTAGTATGTGTCTCAGCTACAATGGATATATCATGCAGTTGAGCTATTGGCATATTGCCTGTAACGTTTATTGACTCTTCTGATTCTAACACTGTGATATTAGCCCCTTGACCTAATCTAAACTTCTGAGCTTTACCTTCTTCATTAGCTAATAAGCATAGTTTATTCTCACCGAAGAAACTCATGTACTCCTCACTTGCACCATTATCACTAGCTACGACAATAACTCTGTCAAGTACACCTGACTTAATTAATGTGTTGGCTTGGAATAGTGCAGCATGTGCTGATATACAAGATGTAGAATCAGTACTTACATACTCTGTACCACCTAGCTTATTAGCTAATTGACCTGCATAAATCTGAGTCATACCTAGTGGTAGCATTCTATGCTTAGGGTATTTATCTGTTAAAGGTATAGTAGTGCCATATCCCGTCCACACAGAACCGCCAGTTGATAATATTAACCCCGTCCTACGCGTAGGTAAAGCTTTTAACTCATCCATAGAAGATGTAATTGCACCATTAGTGCCTGCTAAAAGATATTCTACAAACTCAGACGGTAATATCTTTACGCCTAGAGCTACCCGCATACCCCCATCAGATACTTGATGGATGTACTGAGGATATTGTACATAATCAATCAATGTAGTATCTTCAGAGTATATGGAGTTTAGGTGTGTAATGTACATATTAACCCATCACCGACCTAACAGAGTGTTCAAGCTCTTCTGCGGTGTAACACCGTGTCTGATATTTTTTAATGAATGCAACAATAGTGTGTCCAGTAATATCTTTATTATCCTCAAAAAACTTTTTACCATCTTCCTCAGATACTCCAAAGGTGGTATCTAACCACATAAATAACATCATAACACCTAAACTATCTAAGTTGGTGTCTAAAATACTCTGGTCTAACGATGTAATCGGTACAAAGTTATCATCATTATGTTCGTACTCACTTAGTTTATTAATAACATCGATAAACTCAGCATCTGTAATACTATTAGAAGGCAT